CTGTGCGGTAAAGGCGTAAATCTTATTCTTTAATAGAGAAACTTTATTTGATACAACTACTTTCTTACCCATTAATGTAGCATAGGTATATCCATTTACCATAACTTCTGATACTACTGCATCACCGGCAGATGTTGCAGGATACAATGCTAATCTGTTAAACATTGTTGTATCCATTAACAACATTTCGCATTTTAGTTCATTACCATCCAATATATCGAATAATCTCTTGAGATCACTTCTCTTAATCATACCCTCTGATCCAGTAACAGATGTATCATATGTTCCTGAGATCAATGTAGTATGGCCATTAGAAGTCTCAATATCGATAGCGGCATCGCAATGACTTAAGAATGCTGTATCTTCGATCTTCTGAATATCTAATACAGAATTTCTTTCGATAATTTCTGTAAATGGCATTTCATATGCTAACAATTCAGTTTCTGTTTTCTGGAAAGTTTCAGACTCGACTTTGAAGAATGGAATCTCGAATCTTTCCCCGACTAGGTAATTTGTGGTTGGATTACCACGGAAGTTAACAACCATAGCCTTTGAATCTGGTTCGATATCGACTATCTTTACTAAACCATCATGATTTACTGATCTCTGTAAATCTTTTGATGTTACATATTGTGGTTGTACTATCTGTCTTGCAAATGACTGCTCTCTTAATTTTGTTCTAATAAAAATAGAACCTTCAGCCATTATTTTTGCAGCACCCTCGGGGGTATTAAGTTTATTTAAAAATAACTGATTGACCGCTGATAAATTTTCATCTTGCATATTCCTACCCCCCTTTAAATAGTTACAAATTCAATACAATTTTGATAAGGTGTACTTAAATATTTGCATGTGTGTTTCGCTTTAGTACAAATTGCAACAACAACTTTATTTCCTGTGGAAGTAGTTGTTAACTTACCATTTGCACTAACATACAAAGGAGTTCCAGGTATTGGATTATCGCCCGATTCAATCTGATCTGTTACCGCCCTATATTTTCCATATAGATAAGTCAGATTTCCAGTTGCAGCGATGTCAGGTGACCAACCAGGTGAACCATCTCTATTTGATTCAGACCAAATAGCTACTGCAAAATTTCCAGCAGTAGGTTTTGTTAAACCATCACCAGATTCTGTATTTGCAATTTCGACAAATGTACCAGTAACACCAGAAGCTAGTGTCCAAGCATCTGCCTTTGCATCGAATCTGTGAATGAGGTTTATATCGCTTTTTAGTATAAGCATTTTATTCCTCCGAATTTATTAAAGTATTTATAAATCTTTCTTCTGCGTTGATCGGGATACCTATAGCGTCCTGATCAGCATCTAATTTAAATGGACTTAATCGTACTTTTGATAATAACATTGCCTGTTTCATAATTTCCATTTCCTGTTGCGACTTATTTTTGATTTCATTTAATTTGTCTTCTAGATCTTCAGCTGCTACAGCCCCAGATTTATATAAATCAAAAACTAATTTTTCCGAATTCTCAATATGAGAAATTCGATTTTTTAATTCTTCATTTTCTATCTGTAATTGTCGAATAACTGTAGCAGCAATTTTATTTAGATCTTCAGACATAATTATTAATATCCGTATCTTTTCAATGTTTCAATGAATTCTTCAGCCATAATCTGGCCAGCCTGTCTCAATTCAGCAACTTTTTCGGTTTCTTCTACAACTGCAGCATCATTTTCGATCATCATTTCAGCTAATTTAACAACATCATTTTCATCATAATCATTACCAAATTCTTGATAAAGTAGATCATCAGCCAACTCTGCATATTTTGTAATTATTTCTTCTGTTGGATCAGCTTGTCTTTGCTGTTCGTTATATTCGGCTGTTTTTTCCATTGCCTTCATTGCTTCATATACTGATAATAGATTTGCCATAAATATTTCTCCTTAATAATTGTTATATAATTTGTTTTAATTATCCATTATAAGAATTATTCTCTAATTCTTGTGCAATCTTCATTAGTTCGTCCATAAATGCGCGAGCTAGAATTTTACCTTGTTCAACAAATTCAGCTACTTTCTGTATATCTTCTTCGGTTATTTCTTCATTAAACGGTTGTTCATTAGCAGTACCTTTTTCTTCTGGTACAGATGTATTATTATCATCCATACTTGCAATTTTTTCTGTAAAAACTTCTTCGGCAGATTTTTTGCCCTCTAATTGTGCAAGTATCTCATCAATTGAATATGACGTTTTCATTTAGCCTCCGTTATAATTTCGTTATATAAATTATTAAATTCGTTTTCTGGTAATTCAGATAAAAATTCAGCTGTTTTAAAAATCCATTTTTCAACTTTAGCGGTGCCTAAAGCTCCTAATAAAGCACTTAAAATTGGATGTTTTCTAATAAAGTTTTCTGTTCTAGAGATTGGAATTCCTTTTTTTACCTTATTTTCTGCTTTACCAGATAAATAATAGGACACAGGTACTGCGACTAATGAGTTACGTAATACCAAACGTAAACTTGCAGTTTTATTAAATTCATTTTTCTGTGCCCATAAACTTCCAGCAGTTCCCGCCCCTATTAATAATGGTAAAAGCCAAGGATACTTTACCAATAAACTATCATATTTCTCTGGTGCTAATTTATTAAATAATTTTAAATATCCCAAATACAATCCACCTAATGTACTTAATGGTATTACTGGATTTTTCTCTGGAGTTAATGGTGGATCTGGTGTATAATTAAATAAAAGTTTAGAAATAAAAGATCGTTCTTTCTGTTCAGGTTGATGTAAATTAGATTCTACTGTAATATTTGGAAATTGTATCATTTGTGCAGTTTTAACCAATTCTCTAGCTACTATTAACTCTTTTGTCAGTGAATGCAACGGTATAGCATCTTTTATTTCAAACGCTAATTTTTCATTGAAATTATCTAAATTAATAAATTCGTCTAAATCAATTTCAGGTATAGAATCTTTATTTATATTTGTAAATACTATACCTTTATCTTCAAATTCTTCTGCTAATTTAGAAAATCCAGTTGAATTCAATACTATTTTTTGAAAATCTTTTGCTTGAGGAATTATTCTAAGTCCTAATAAAGTAGAAAGTGCTTCCTCTAAATTCGATGTAGAAAGAGTTTTGACTGTCTCGTAAGGTAATTCACGATAGCTACTTTCTGGCACTGATGTTATTTTTGTCATACTAATGAGTTCCACCGGTGTATATTTTTTTATTGTTGCATTTTTATATTCTGCTTCTTTAATATAAACATTATTTTCATTATTTGCAAGACTTTTTATTTGATCTATTATTTTTTTATCTGATGCTTTCTTTTTATCTAAATTTAAAAATACTTTAATAATTCCCGCAGTTCTATCGGCCGGTATAGTAACAAAACTAATATCAAAAAAATTAGGATGTGGATTAAATGCAAAAACTTTTTTACCATTAGGTAATATTTTACCCATCATCTTTTTTAGATGATCACAATATTCATTTCTATTTTTTGATTTTTTACCACAAATGCTGCAAACATCATAGGGGTTCTTACTGCCCATGCTCACTGCGAGTAAATTACCATCTTTTAATTTCTTAACTATCTCTGATGCTTTTTCATCATCTAATTCTAATAATAATTCTACTCGCTTCATTTTATCATTATAAAATGCAAATAAAACGCGCCCTAATGATTTAGACTGATCTTTATTTTTATGATGAACATAAACGCCGGCTTTTTCAAAAGTTTTATGTGTTCTTTTTAAAACCTCATCTTCAAATGCATCATTATTTCTGTTTGGACCGAAATATTCATATGCAGTCATTGCATTACACAATGCATATGTTTTACCTTCTTTCGGCTCTAATTGTAAAATTTTTTCTTGAAGCTCTGGAGAATATGACTCAGCTGTTTTAATAATTCCTTCGGAACTATTAGTATCAATAATATTTAATATATCAGTATTCCCGTCTTCAAAATAATCTGATCTTTTTTCAATCATATATTATAAATTTTAATAATTTATAGAATTTTTTAATAATTCAGATAAAATAACACTTGTAGTAGTTAATTTAGCGGTATCTGATACCTTGCTCCCTCTACCGCGTGTATCTTTCATTTTCTTATGTATATCTACTAATGTATTAAATGTATCTGGTGGTGGCCCACCAAATTCGCTTGATGAAGTTCGTGAAATAGCTTGGGTAAGATATGCACCTGCTGCCAATGGGTCTTCTGCCATATATGGGGCAAAATGATATAACGATTCCCAATATTTTGCTAAAAGTTCTGGATCCACTTTTTGTAATTGTGGATGCTCTTCTAACATTTTTTCAAATAACTTCTTTTTCTTCCTAGAATTTTGTACATTTTTTAACGATTTTATAATTAAATCCGCAATAGTTGAAATTGTTAAAATACCTAACATCGCTGCGGCACCAAATAAAGCTTTATCACCAACTTGTTTCCAATGTGAATGTAATTCAGCTAATTTCATAAATGGTGGCTCAAATCTATTATTCATTTTATACTCCGTTTTATCTTAAAAATGTAGGTTTATTTTTCATTGCTAAATATGTAGTATATTTATTTAATAATGCATCTTTTGTCCCTACTAAATGACCGCTCTCTCCAGCACGTTTACCTAAAATAAATGCAGTTGGGACTCCAACAATTGTTGTTGCTAGCAATGGGCGCTTCACTAATCCAAGAAATATTTTACCCAATCCAGCAGTTTTTACACAATCATCACTTTCAATTTTTTCTATCGTATCAAAATATTTATATTCAGCAAATTCTGCTAATTTAACAATTTCGTTTAATTGATTATCTATTTCACTAACAAGTTTATAATATTTTGAATCTGTATTAATAAATTTATTTTCTTCTGCTATTTTTTCAAAATCATATCCTGGTATTGAATATTGAAGTTCATTTAAAACTTGTATTATACCATCACCATAATTTTTTGATGCAGTTTTAATAATATTCTTCAAATCAGCATAATCATATTCTTCGGATAATATTAACTGCTTGGTTAATGATTTTAATTTATCTAAATTATGCTCTATTTCGGCTTTCTTTTCAATTAGCCTTTCTTCTAATACTTCAAGATCAAAACGCATTTTTTCAAATTTGCGTTCAGTCTCTTTTATACTTTTAATATTATCTGTATTTACATATTCTTCTAATGAAGCAGATTTTAATAAAGATATATCACCTTCAGGTTCTAAATCAGGATATTCCTCATTATAATCAGGGTAATATTCCGCTTCCTTTTTAACAGATTTAATTTGTTTTATATCGGCGAGGGGAAAATAAATATACTTATCTTCTGCTTCTTTAATTAAAGCTAAATAAGTCTCTGTATTTGCTGTCTCGGCAATTCTCGCTAATTGATCTTCATTTAGATTATATTTTTCAGCTAATTTTTTTAACCCCTCAGTCATATCAGCATTTTTTTCTAAAAAATCTGCTGATAATTGTCTTCCCAACTCTAATAATTTTTCACTATTAATCATATTTAAATTTATCCTATATTATATTAAAAGTCAAGTAAATTATTTATTTGAAAAAGATGTCGATGATAAAAACAAAGATTTACCCATATACATATCTAATGTAATAATCGCATAAAGTAATGCATGGAAAAAGTCATCAGGACCAACTGATGTATATTTTGTTTTACCTATAGTCTCATCATGTTCCATTTGAATATTTAAAATATCGTCTAAAAATGGTTCGGAATATTCCCATTTCGGAAATTCAATCTTACCCTTTTTTAATAACGCAAAGAAATCAGTCATTATACTTGTACGTCCCAAAGTATATGCAGGCATTTTTGAATTCCATTTTATTTTTTCTTTTTGCTCTCTCATATGTTGAAATGCCACAACTCTTTCGTATCCTATCCTTGAACGGATTTCTGCATTCGGGGCTTCACCCATCCCATAATCTGCACCTAAAAATTTACAATCCCATTTCTTCATCAATCTTGGTATTTCTCTATGTATAAATGCATAATCAGCTTCTTTCCCTATAAATTTTTTCATATATGGGACTATATATTTTTCCGGTGTCTTATAAACAACAACACATACTGTATTAGAACTTTCAGAATTAACGGGTCCGTAATCTATACCCATTACTTTATCATAGGATTGACATAATTTATCCGGCTCTGTTAGTATAATCTTATCTGGATTACAACATGCTTGTAATTCCATTGT